AAGACTGGTGTAAAATACCATGTTGACCACATTATTCCCTTGCGAGGGGAGACTGTTAGCGGCCTTCATGTCCCTTGGAACCTTCAAGTAATTCCATCAACCGAGAATCTTGGCAAAGGCAATAAACTGTGACGGAACTTGATGTAATTAAGCAGAAAATCCGTAAGCACATGAATGAACTTGCTGATGATCTTGCGCTTGGTGCCGCGAAGGACTTCGCTGAATACAAGCACCTTACCGGGATCATCGCCGGATTGGCGCTTGTCGAGAGGGACATTTTGGACATGCTTGAGCGGCAGGACGAAGGCTGAGTTTCGGGTATTCCATTTTGATGTAGTATCATTGGCTTACGAACCGCAAGGCTCGCAATTCGCCACTGGCGCATCAACGTAGGAATACGCATGTACGAAGCAAGCAAGCTTTCGAAGGAAACGCTGGACAATCTCCCAACCCCGAAGGGCTACCGGATTTTGATTTCAGTGCCGGAAATCGAAGAGAAGACCAAGGGCGGGATCATTCGCCCGGATGTACTAAAGTCAAAGGAAGAGACCGCCAGCATCGTTGGTCAGGTTCTCAGCATGGGGTCAGACTGTTACGCGGACCCCGACCGCTTTCCCGAAGGTCCTTATTGCAAGGAGGGGGATTGGATCATGTTCCGGGCTTATTCCGGCACACGGTTCAAGGTGGGCGGCAAGGAATTCCGCCTCATCAATGATGATGTGGTGGAGGCAACGCTGAAGAATCCTGAAGGAATTGAACGGGCATGACTGGCAAGGAATTTGAAAACGGCGACATCGAAGCCGTTGACCGCGAGGCGGACGAGAGTGCCGTCAGCGAAAATGATCTTCAGGTTGAGGTGGTCGATGACACCCCGCCTGAAGACAAGAACAGGCCCCGCCGTGCTGGTGAGCCCGATCTTCCCGACGAAGATGAGGTTGCCCAGTACAGCGACAAGGTCAAGAAGCGCATCAGCAAGCTTCGGTACGAGTTCCATGAGGAGCGCCGTGCCAAGGAAGAACTGGAGCGCCAGCAGCAGGCCCTGATCGACTATGTAAAGCGTAGGGATCAGGAGAACCACCAGCTTAAGCGGGCGCTTCAGTCCGGTCAGTCGCTGATCGCTGACCAGATGAAGAACCGGGTCAAGAGCGAAATCGAGGTTGCCAAGCGCAAGTATCGTGAGGCTCTTGAAGTCGGGGACATCGATAAGCAGATCGAAGCCCAGCGCGAGATCACCCGCCTCACTGTTGAGGAGGACAAGGTCCGGGGCTTTGAACCTGTCGAAATCCCGGAGGAGGTCGAGGAGCCGCAGTATGTGCCCCAGACGCCGCCTCCCCAGCCTGACGCGAAGACCATCGCTTGGGCGAGGAAGAATACTTGGTTTGGCCGTGACCGCGAGATGACCGATTATGCGCGTCACATCCATGACCGACTTGTTGTGTTTGATCGGGTCGATCCCGCCAGTGATGAATACTGGCAGCGGCTCGATGCGGAACTCTCTAAGAGGTATCCGCAGTTGGCTTCTGATGCGGATGAAGACGATAGCAGGGTGCCGCAGAAGAAGCAGGGTGTCGTGGTGGCCCCAGTAAAAAGAAATTCGACACCGCCACGCAAAATCCAGCTAACAGCCTCCGAGGTTGCCATCGCTAAGCGCCTTGGATTGACAATCGAGCAGTATGCTGCCGAGAAACTGAGGTCCATGAATGGATAAGCGCACTCCTCGCGAAAGCGAAAACCGCGAAGCAACTTCGCGCAAGAAGTCTTGGGCTCCGCCCACGGTACTCCCCGAACCCGAAAAGGGCGATGGCTGGCGCTATCGCTGGGTTCGCACTTCGACGCTGAACAACGCTGACAATACCAACGTATCGTCCAAGTTCCGTCAGGGATGGGAGCCTGTGAAGGCTGAAGAGCATCCCGAGATCACGGTCCTTCGCGACCGCAAGTCAGAGTTCCAAGGTAACATTGAGGTTGGCGGCCTTCTGCTTTGCAAGGCCCCCGAAGAGACGATGGCTGAGCGCGATGCCTATTACAGGCAAGTCGCCCAGAACCAGATGATCTCCGTGGAAAACAACTTCATGCGAGAAAACGATCCGCGTATGCCGCTCTCCAAGCCGGAGATCACAACGCGGGTGACATTTGGCAAGGGCCGGGGCTAACCCCGGCTTAACACAAGGTAGATAAACATGGCTTCTGTAGCGGCCCCGTATGGCCTGCGCCCTGTGAATCTGATCGGCGGTCAGCCCTATGCTGGTTCGACTCGCATGTTCAAGATCAACAATGCGTATGCCTCCAATATCTTCTACGGTCAGGCTGTCTCGGTCAACGCTTCTGGCGTTGTCATTGCCGAGACGGGCACATCGAATGTGGCTGTGACTGGCGTTGTCGGCGTTTTCGTCGGCTGCACCTACACCGACCCGAACCTGAAGTACAAGATTTTCAAGCAGTATTGGCCTTCCGGCACTGTTGCGACTGACGCTCAGGCGTATGTCGTGGACGATCCGGATGTTGTTATGCAGATTCAGGCTGACGATGCTGTCGCTCAGACTGATCTGGGTGCCAACATTGGTTTCAGCACATTCGCTGGCGACACCAATACAGGCAATTCCGAGACCTCCGCTGATGCGGCCTCGATTGCCACAACCGCAACCCTCCCGCTTCGTATCGTCGGCTTTGTTGAAGGCCCCGATTCGACCGTGGGCGATGCTTACACGGACCTTCTTGTGAAGTGGAATCCCCCGGTCGCCGTATACGCGGCTGCGGATACCAACGCGCAGAACTCGACGGTTACGATGACTTACGGTCATTCGTATCTGAGCCCGCGCGGCGTGTAATAGGAGAAACAGACAATGGCTATTTCACGCGCACAGCTTCTCAAGGAACTGCTTCCGGGCCTTAATGCCCTGTTCGGCCTTGAGTACAAGAAGTATGAGAACGAGCATGAGGCGATCTACGAGACCGAGACCTCCGAGCGTTCGTTCGAAGAGGAACTGAAGCTTTCGGGCTTCGGTGCCGCTCCGGTCAAGAACGAAGGTCAGGGCATTTCCTACGACAACGCGCAGGAAGCTTGGACCGCTCGTTACAACCATGAGACAATCGCTATGGGCTTCTCCATCACCGAAGAGGCGATGGAAGACAACCTGTACGATTCGCTCTCCTCGCGTTACACCAAGGCCCTCGCTCGCTCGATGGCCTACACGAAGCAGGTCAAGGCGGCTTATCCGCTGAACAACGGCTTCTCCGGTGGCGCGTTTGTGGCTGGTGACGGTGTGACCCTCTTCAACACCGCCCACCCGCTGGTGTCTGGTGGCACCAACAGCAACACGCAGGGCACTCCCGCCGATCTGAACGAGACCTCGCTTGAGGCCGCCGTGATCCAGATCGCTGGCTGGAAGGATGAGCGCGGTCTCCTGATCGCCGCCCGCCCCCGCAAGTTGATTGTCCCGCCGAACCTGATGTTCGTGGCTACGCGCCTGCTGGAGACTGAACTCCGGACGGCGACCGCCGACAACGACATCAACGCGATCAAGACCAATGGTACGATCCCGGAGGGTTACTCTGTCAACCACTACCTGACAGATACCGACTCGTACTACCTGATCACGGATATTCCGAACGGCATGAAGCACTTTGTCCGTACCGCCATGTCCACTGCAATGGACGGAGATTTCGAAACTGGCAATGTGCGGTATAAGGCAAGGGAGCGCTACTCCTTCGGCGTCTCCGATCCGCTTGGCATCTGGGGTTCCCCCGGCGCTTAAGCGTCACGATGAACTGGAAAAGAGCCCCGCTTCGGGGCTCTTTTTATTTGTGATAAAATCAACCTAACCCCACAGGGTTCCGGGTAAACCGGCCTCTCAGACTGTCCCGGCAGACGCTTGCAGAGACTGACAGGCCACATCCTGCAAGGATAATCCAATGGCTAACACGACTTTCTCCGGTCCCGTCAAGGTGTCTGAAACCTTCACGGTCGCTACCGTCCCCGATGCTGCTCTCAGCACTGGCGGCATGATCTATGTCTCCAATGGCCGCAACGGCGCTCCCATCATTGCCTTCTCCAACGGCACAGCTTGGCTCCGCGTTGACACGGCTGGCGCTCTTTCCGCCACCTAACAAGCGGGGCTTCGGCCCCGTTTAAACTCAGCAAGGAGAAGCCATGACCACAACCTTCTTAGCGAAGGATCACCTGAATCACGCGATTCAGGCTCTCGCGCCCGGTACAACACAGAC